TGACGAGGGTTTTGACCTATCAAGCTGTGAATCAATAAGTTCCTGACCAACCTCGAGACCGTCAAACTTATCCATACGAGAGAAAGAGTTGGGATCAAAATCAATATCGGGGTTAAATCTTTCACCCTTATCGAAGTCAGAAGGTTCTACTACTACATCCGGGCGACCAGGAAGAACGTCGACGGAACCAGAACCATCAAGAACCGAAAGTATACGCTGACCGCGAGAAACATAAGCGGGAGCATCTTCAAGTAACCAATCAAGTGCCATAAAATCAACATATTAACGATTAGACAAACGAGTTGCAAAAGTTTTATTAACGAGGTTCTTCTTCTGGACAGCATAAGACATATTCACAAAAAAATTATCCTCGACGTTCGACTTAAAAGGAGAATTAACTTGAGCCAAATCAACGAAAAGAAGGGGATAATAACTAGCCTCGGGAAGAGTACCGGTTCCACTATAAGTATAAACAGTGCGCTGCTGAATCCAATAAGAGTAGAGGGGAATTCCAGACCCACCTTCAGCCTCCGGCCTACTATAAGCCTGGAGCTGACCTAGTACCTCATCGTAAGAAGAACGAAACTCGTTAAAACAAGGTTCGGTCGCAAATGAAGTCCCAGGATTACCGTTAAAAGCAAGACGAAAGGCAGGAACGTCTTGATATCCAATATCGTTATAAATGGGGTTAAAGTAATCAGGACCCGTATAGCTGAGATAGTCTGGCTTAATAAAAGACCAGTAATAAACAGGGCGAATACTCAACATATCAATCATATAACCAGGCTCGCGAAAGTAATAAGACTGGCGACGACCTAAACGATCGTTGAAAGCAATAGAACCACCTTGTTGTCCAAGAGGCTGATTACCAGAAAAATTATTATCCCCAGCTTGATTCATAATAATCTGCACATTAACAGTCTGCGAGGCACTGAAAAGGAGTTTTGGACGATCAACATGCTCAATTTTGGAAGCAAAAAACGTTTCCAACCAATCACTATAACGACTACCGCCAGCGCCAAGCAAGTCCTTGTACTCCTGGAGACGAGAAGCAATAGCCAACTGAGGAATAGTAGACACGCCCGTCATAGATACAGCAGAATTAGTGCCAGTGGGAATAAGGCGACTAAAACGATCAGGATTCGAAGGACATACAGCCATAGGATGCGCAGTAACGAAGTAGGCAATAGAAGAATTGGCCGTAGAAGAAGTGGTAGTTAAAGTCTGGGAAAGAATACCGGTTGAACCGCAAAGCGAGGTAGACGGGAAGGTCGAAGAAACAGGAAAACCATCAGTAGAAAAAGCATCATTATCCAGATCAGAGCGAATTATCTGCGTGAACAAATTACCACGATTAAAAGTATTATTCGAAGAAGGTATGGATGACGGATAAAACTGACTCTCAAAGTAAGAATCAAGGAACTCGAGATTACCAAAACACTGCGTAAAAAAGCGAGAGTCTCCAGAATTTTTGGAATTGAGAGAATAACTAGAACCAGAATAAACAAGTTTATTAGCCATAGGCCAAGCGAAAGAGTAAAGTCCCCACTGCGAATAGCTATAGTAGTTGCGGACGATATCCCAATAAGCTAGATACGAATCCGCGTTACTCCAACGATCTATAGAAGAATCAGCAGGAAGAGCCACGGAAGAAGGGACGCTGGGTATACCAGTAGTGTACTTATTAGCGATACGCAACCAAGACATCAACGAATTAGTATAAGCTGCACCGAAAAAATCAGTATTCAGACCACCAGCTTGAGCCTGACAGGAAGCAATCCAATTAAGGCTCAAATTGTTCATATCGAACTTACTGCTATTCGTCCTCATCTCAGGGTGGTACAGCTGGAGCGGTACCCAAAAACGATGAAGTCGAACAGTATAGGGGTTGAATGTTGGGACAGCGAGAGGATTGCTGCGAACATCGATACCTTGCTCGATAGACACACGATCTCGAGCATTAATAAAATCGATTCTCACTGGGTACAAAATACCCGGTGTACACGTAAAAGCTTTACTCTCAGGGACATCGTAGCGAGAGTAGCCGTTGACGGAGTGCGAAATAAAAGGTTGTTTTCCCATAAATTAAATAATTAGTTGAAGTTTATAGTGATCTCTCCAAAACTGAAGAATATCCAAATTCAACCAGGTTGGAGGATCAAGATCAGGCATTTTCCGGGAAGAGGCGGAAAAACGCATTATTTGTCGCTGTTCCCACGTATAAGACGCTCTACGGGATACGGAGGAATTGAGATTGAACCGCTCAACACACAAAGAAACAATACGCTTAACCAGAGGAGACTTGCTAAAACGTGAATAAGCATCAGCGGCGGCAATCGAGCGAACAACGTCGTCTTCCGATTTAAGATATTTAAGATAGTATCGAGGAATCGAGTAATTATAATTGATACGTTTCTCAGGATCAAAATAAGACCACGACGAAACGCGAGAAGAAGGGCGAGGCATGTAACCAAGAAAATCGCCGACGCCAGCAGATATAAACTTGCGCGTATAACGCCGATGTTGGAGGAGGCGAGACAAAGCTGTAGGTTTTCCATCTACGGTAACATATTTATCCGAAATCTCTTCGGGGTTAAACTGAATTTGTTTAGTAACATATTTAACGCAGTAACGAGCACGCTTGTGAGTTGCTTTTGTTAGCCAAACGAAACCAAGGTCTCGAACCGCAGAACGAATCGTGTTATAGAGAACGTTTGTGCCAAACAAAAAGCCGTGAAAATGCAATCGAGGCTCGTTTCCTGTTTCTGGATGGGTGCCAAACTCCTGGAAAAAAGCGTGTTTAAACGAATGGCCAAGCTTGTGGCGTAGGCGTTCGTTAAATTTCCGAATAAACCAGGACGGATCAAGCAAGGCTTCGTTATAATGCTTCGGAGCAATCGTTATCGTAACAAAAATAGCCTGCGAGCCATTAGCCTTACAACGGGCAAGCTCACGCTCGAGCCGGACGAACCAATCGTTGCGCTGGCGACGAAGACAGTCTTCGCACTTTCCACACGGGACCATAAGCCACTGACGAGCGATATCCCAGGGGCGGAGAGCCAGAGCGGACTTAGCGACATCGGAGCCGTTACGACAGGGGTTCTTCTTGTCAAAATAACGACGGTTACGTATCCATATGGGCGACGAACAAGGCATTACAGTAGGCTTCGAAGACAATCAAATTTAATATCAGGATTATCGCGGCGACAGCGGACAAGGTAGTCATGTGCGAAACACTCGTCAGAAAACCAGGCAATAACAACGCGCCTTTTGCCGCGATATGCGCCAATAGAATAACGATAAGGAATACTATCAACGGTAGGCGAAAACCGAGGGCGGAAATCGAAATAATCCATAAAAAAAGGTATATACGGGTTAAAAGGAAGAACCCGCAGGGGGGTACCTTACCGCTTCGCGGTGGCCACAACCTTCGGTTGTCCCCTGGGGTTCAAGTAGTTAAAGAACTCTACCACCAAGCGGGCGGGTCACAACTTTAGTTCCCTTTCCCTTCTTCTTTCGTCGCGCTTTCATTGTAGTTGAGATCAAAATCAAACATAAGAACTATTGTATTATCAAAAAACTCGATGCTAAAACCAGGAAGGCTTTCACAGGCAGCAATAATATCTGCTATTTTCGAGTGGTTGACGTAGGGTGAATCGCTGATATCCGAATTCTCCAAGAAACGCGCAACAGGAGTGTTCGCAATAGCGCTAAGAGGGAGTGGATCAAACTGGCCGTCTTTAAAACGACCTATCTGGGCGAAATCAACCTTGAGAGCCGGATTAACTCGCCGGACAACAACATGAATCTGTGTCATAATAATGTGATTTAAAATTTTACTTGAAATTCAGAGCAAAAACGCGCCCAGGCAGCAGACTGCTTACACCAAAACTTAGGACCTTCGGGCGTCGAAGTGAACAAAAACGCGGAGGACACAAGGTGAGTAAGTCTGAAACCGAAACCGTAAAGAGAGTGTCGAATGCGAGAACGCAGGTGATCACGAAAACTCTCGTAGGGTGCGAAAGCGTGCTCGTAATTCGCCTTAAAGGCGGAAAATATTCCTCGACGAACGAGCCACTCAGTGAATGCGTACTCTACAACGTCGATCATCAAATCGTCAGTTCTAACACTCTTGCTAGACTTTTTCATGGTAGTATGGTTATTGGTTTACAGTACAAATATACAACACGGAAAGAGAGATGTAAAGGTCAAAAGGTCGAATAAGTTGTTCAGTTTCTCCCAAGATAATTCCGGCGAACGTAAGTACCGCCGACATGATCACCTGAAGGGCCGTAGAATTCCCTCATTTCCTCGTAACCTTCTGGGCCAGCGGGACCTCCAGCCTTACGACTGACGTAGGAAGAAGCGGCAATGCCAGCAGCAGCAGCGAAGGAGCGAACAACATCATGTCCGAGGCGAAGGCGAGAATTCCGCAAGTCCCAACGAGCGTTACCTGTTTCGAGCTGAGCAGTTTCAGCGGCAGCAGTCTTCAGTATGGCCAAGGTCTCAGCCACCTTCATTGTCTTCGTCTCAACGACTTCACCCTTCTCGTTACGTATCTGAACGGGAACCTCCTTTTCCCAGTTGAGCTCGAACCACTTTTGCAAATCCTTGAGCTCTTGGGCGTTAAGTTTTGTACGAGAGTCAGACTCATTAGCCGAGGCGACGTTAGCGAGGGCAGAACTCCAAGCGACGGCGAGCGCCGCACCGGCTTCAGGTTCGAACCAATCATTCGTTAAGCGAAGATTCTGGTATTTCTCCTCCAAGATGCCAGCCATAGCCATAATAGAAGTCATCTTATAACCTTGTGTAATATTGGACAAATAAGCATCAATTGCTACAATTTGAGCCTGCGCCTCACGAAGGTTAGCAAGCTCACGAGCATCCTTAACATGGTGCTCAGCAATCTGCAACTCAAATTTATCCATTCGCTCTCGCCACTCTTGCGTATGAGTATTGCCTCGAAGATTAGCAGCTTCTGCATCATCTCGATTAGCAGCAGCAACATTGCGATCAACCGTAGATTGTGCAATCATATTCTGCGCGATAGCAGTAGGGTCGCCAGGGGAGATGGCGCCAGGACTAACAGGAGCGCCACCAGAAGGGCCAGAGGCAGAAGGCATAGACGCGGAGCCGCCTGACATAGTGGCATTTACACCAACGCCGGAAGAGCCGAGTACGGCAGCAGGTGTTACACCGGCCTTCAAATAGCGATCGAAAACCTTCGAAGGGTCATTGTAAGCGTTTTCGTAGTCAAACTGTTTCTGCCAATTAGCATAAGAGAGCTCTGACTGTTTTTGCATTTGCTCTAAAGCATACTGCTGTTGAAGCTTCATTTGCTTCTGCTGAAAACGCCACTGACGACGAGCGTTCATGCCACCAAAAAGCTGGCCTAGGAAACCATTAATCAAGCCGCTAGAGCCGGTAGAAGCAGCAGACTGACCAAGGGCTTGACCAAAAGATGCGGCAACAGGGATAGGCATACTACGTGTTAATTAAATTGTTAGAACGAATGATATAATCGACACGCACAGTATCGATGTGAACACCACTACGCTGCAGTCTAGCTTGAGCCGAACACGATGAAAGAAAAAAGGCAGCCAGTGCAGCAACGATAGACGAGACGAGTGTCCAAAACGCCTTCGACTTATAAAGAGGTTGTTTAGTATCAGACATCAGAGTAAGATTTAAAGAACGATAGAAAAATGCGCGGCCTCTCCGGCAGTCGTTACCAATAACCTTCAGCAATTCACGAACTCTCGCAGAAGGGGTCCGCGCACGTAGCATATATCGTCAAGTAAAGGGTATACTATTTTTCTTCAGAACTGGTAGGATTTGACGAGGGTTTTGACCTATCAAGCTGTGAATCAATAAGTTCCTGACCAACCTCGAGACCGTCAAACTTATCCATACGAGAGAAAGAGTTGGGATCAAAATCAATATCGGGGTTAAATCTT